GAGATTGATATGCTGCTAAAAAATAACTTATCCCATTTAAAATAAATGCCTTAGAGGCTAGACCTACAGATCTGACTAAAACACTTGGTGATCCAACTGTCCCTGATTGGGTAACAGTGATATTTGAAATATAATGAGAAGGGATAGAAGAGTCGTAAGTATAATTATTAGCCACCTCATAATATACCGTCAATACTCCATTCTGAGCAGATGTAGCCAAGTTTGTAATCGTGCCACTTGAAATTATCTGGACAGGAACACTTATTATTTTAGCTAGTGTTGCATTGACTGCAAACACATAACCAGTGCTTGATCCAGAGTTATAATAAGACACATAGATTATAGGAATAGATGGATTTGAAACATCTGCTGTAACGCTCATAACCGTAGCAGTAACAAGTCCAGAGTTTGAATAAGTAGTTGCACTTGATAATACTAAAGTTGATGATAATGATTTTATCTGGATAGATTGACCACCAGAAGTAGTATTATATGCAATGTAAAGATACTGGCCTACTACTACTCCATCCCAATTTAATTGTGTGCTTGGAGTAAACCCAGTTGTAATATCAGTGTTAGATCCAATCAAATTAGGATCATTTATACTAATGGCAATATATTGAAGATGATTATTTGCTGAAATAACATTGGTAAAAACTATGATAAAATAAGAGCCTAGAACAAAAACTCTAGGAGATCCAGTTACCGTTCCACTTCCTTGAGGAATAATAGTGGGCTGAATAATGTTTTGACCCGTTATGCTATCTGCTATGGCATACATATATCTAGGAGTTGATAGACTAGTAGGAGTCTGGTCTGTATAAACAGTGCAGACTACGCCATTTGGAGCTATAGCTGAATCCAGTTGTGATTGATTCGTATTAGACCTTATCAAAGGTAGGGTTTTAAGTGTTAAAGGCTGCAAATTCCCTTTATTTACCCACGTATTTGTTCCCTCAGAATAGGCCTGAATAGAATTTCCTATTGCAGTGAGATTATTATTGAAAGTTGTTAGAAAATTGGCTTCTTGAGGGAGATTTGTAAAATTTCCATACCCATTTCTTTTTGTTAATTGCTGAAGTGTCGTGAAAACACTGTTTTCTAGTTGAAGAAAATTTCCTATAGGGACTTGCCAGGAATCTGTTTTGGTATCTAGGCCTTTACCAAAATTGAAGACAATATTTGGCTTCACTTACAACTCGTATGCGGCTATAACCACATGATTGACAGTTACTTGAGTACCGCTGACAACCTTAACCAGACATGTATAAGCATAAGTTCCAGGTGTTCCATTTATAGTTGTATCTATAAAAGATACTGCTCCAGGAGGAAATAACCAGGAAGTCCCTGCAGTGGTGAACTGACATTGAGAAATAGTCGTTCCATTGTTGGCAAATGCTACACCATATGTAGCTGGACTACCTCCTGATGTTGATGCTCCAAAGATTGCATCAGTTCCTGATCCATCAGGCATAAGCATAAGCATTACTGGCCTTCCAGTTGTTGTTATGGTCGCTGTTACTCCTATGCTCGTGTATGAACCATTTGTAATGTTTATGGCTGCAGCAGCACTTATTGCAATGCCACCTGCTGCCACTGATGTCCCTACAGTCCTAGTTCTAGCATTTGCTACAGGATTTGCTCCGACCGAAGTCATAGCCTGACCAACATTATCTCCTGCTGTTTGATAGCTTTGAACAGCCATGGTCCCAGAATTATCTAAAGACAAAAGACCTGTAGATCCAGGAGTGAGAGGTAAGGTTATACTATAATTTGAAGCTAAAGACGATGGTGGAGATAGTGTAAGATAATTACTTCCAGAAACATTGTTCCCTAAAAGGATAGAAGCACATTGAATATTAGCTGGAGTATTTGTGTTTGCATCAACTACTAAAACTCCTGCACTAAATGCTGCAGAAGCAGTACCACTTGAAATTCCAGAACTAGTAGCATTGACAGAACCAGCTTTTGTTATTTGAACAACATTACCAGAACCATCATTAAAATAAAGATTACCACTAGCTGCATATGCAGTATTTAAGTAAGGACTAGATCCTGGAAGAGTTGCAGATAAATTATTAAATTCTAGAGCATGAATAGTAGTTAAATTATTCCCATTCATTTGTAGGTCTGAGTTTATATTTATTCCATTTGGGTTTATTTGAACACCAGATCCAGGACTATGATTATGACCATCTATTATATTTAAAGAGCTTGAATTATTCGTGGCATAATCTGGACCCGGGTCTTGTCCTGGGGTTGGAACTGGTAAACTCATATTTGGAGAAATAATAAAATTTGACATTAATTCACCTTTATAAAAGCAGTGGTCCCAGTCACAGAAATATTAGGGACGGTATTATTACCAGTCAATTTAGAATAAGAAGTATTCACTGAACTCTGACCATTAGCCAATATCCATCCAGAACCAGCAATAGATTGAAACTGGCTCAAAGTAAGATTAGCTAACTTTATTTCACCTATTATTTGAGCTTCATTAACCAGGCTTTGAAGAGAAGTTATTTGATTAATGAAATTTCTCAAAACTTTATTTACGTTTTGCTGAATTTGATTCTGAGCAGTATCAGGAGTTGTTAGAACAGGGATAGATACTTGGTTTGAACTCATCTACCCCCCCCACCCGAAGCCGTTCCCAAATCCTGAGCTCCCAAATCCCCCAAAGCTTCCAAAATTTTGATCTCCTGCTCTCGCCCTAGTATTTGAGACAGTATTTGGCTGACCAACATCTCTATTGGCAGCAGTTTGTTCAATACGATCGAGAATATCTCTTCTTTCATTTATGAGAGAAGCAGCTTGATCATATGATTCTTCTTTAATAAGGGCTTTTATGCCAGCATCGACTATGACAAGTTCAGACCATCCTGAAATGCTAAAAGGCATCATATCTGTATCAAGAAGCATTTGAGTTAACTGAGGGACATATCTTAATTGAATAGCCTGGGCATTTGTCGGAAGAGGAATAAATTCTAGATTGTTGCCCATTACTATATAAGCTAGACCATATATACTTTGAACCGTTCCAGCCAATTGAAGCGTTGAATACCTATTTCTATCAATAAAATTGTATCTTGGAAGAGTGAACCATTGTTGGTTTGCTGGGTCGACACCTACATCTACCCCTGATAATTTATACAAAGCAGGTGCATTATTATAATTTTGGCCATTAGGTAGAGGATATATAGCAGTACCATTAGTTGTAAATTGTAAAGGAGGCGCTGAAAAATAGTTATCTCCAAATTTCCTAACTAAAAGATCATAAAGACGATTGGCACTTTGATTAATGTTAAAATTCCATTCATCATCAGTCAAAAACTGAGACAAAAGTTTGTCCGCTCTTAATTTTGAATGATATCTCAAGTAACCAAGGTTTATTTGTCCAGGCAAACATGGGGTTATAGTTAAAGGAAGACTATTTGTCCCAGTAGAATTAAATCCGCTCACTCCGCCAGAACTTTGAGAAGCTATTTGATACCAATATTGAGTACCTACTGTAACAGCAGAATCTAAATAGTTATTAACTGTAGGGGATGCTATGGTAACAAATGTCCCTAAAATTCCAGATGGAGATCGCTGGACCACATAGTTTGTGGCTCCAGCTACTTGCGCCCAACTCAGATAATTCTGACCATTGCCAGTAGTCAGATATATCTGCTGAGGGATTGCTGAAATCAGGGACATTTATACCCTCTTTTTAGGTTTTAATTACTCTTGATTCCCGCCTACTTCAGCGCCTTGTTCTAATAGGAATTGAAGTCCTACTACTGAATTATTAGCAGGAGCAGTAGGGATCATAGGAGTATCATAAGCGCTTCCTGAAACCGTAGGAGCTAAAAATTGGATAAGAATCCATCCACCAGGATTAGGACTTCCACCCATTGGAATTGGTCCTAGACTTTGATTTGCATCCCCTACACCTTCAATTGTCAGTATTCCAGAAACGCTAGGAGCTTGAACAAGACCAGTTGATCCACCGCCAGTACTTGCACCAGTGGCTGTTGCTATAAAAGAAGCTCCAACAACTGGAACTACCCCTTTTGGAAGACCTACTTGCTGCCAGTTTTGGAGATTAGTATTGTAATCTACAAGGGCAAATGTAAATCCAGTGGGAACTGTGCCATCAGCAGCAACTCCAGGCAAAGGCCCATAAGGATTTGTCTGAGTTGAGACCAAAGTCAAAGTCGTTGTTCCTGTAACCGTGAAGCTATAAACTCCAGTAGGAGCAGATGGATTTTGAGGATTATTAGCAAGCATTGCATTTAAAATAACAGCTAGCTTTGTTCCAACTGTGGAAGCAGAGTCATTGGTATTGATTTGAACTTTTACTAATGTTCCTGAAACTCCAACTGGAGCAACTCCGACTCCAGAAACTTGGAACCAAATGATGAATGTATTTCCATAACCATCATATAATCTAAACCATGTTCCAGCCAAAGAGCCTGAAACATCTGCTACCATCCCGATAGTCTCAGTCCCAGCAGTAGCATGACCCACTGAAGTGATCACATAAGGTTGGCCAACTGTGAGAGCGCTTCCATTAATAGCTAAGTTTGATCCAGAAAGAGGAGAAACTATCCCAGAAGCTCCACCATAATAACGAGTATAGTTGTAAGATAATTGAATCCAGGCAAAACCTGCTGCAGGGTTTGGATTCAGATATCCATTTGGACCTTTACCAGGAGTTGCTGAAGTATGCATGAA